ATCTAATAGATATACACTAGCAAAATTAAAAGAAGAAACAAGTAAATTATTTCCGTCAAAAAATTATTCAAAATTAAATCAAGGAGAATTAGCCAGATTAATTACAAAATATCCGCCTGTTAAAAAGATATTTAATGCTGTTCCAGCTTATAAAGACTATAGAATTGTAGTTCGTTCGATGGGTGATACTTATCATACTGTATATACAATTGATGCAAATGAAAATAATTTTAATGCCATTATAAAAACATTAGTTAATATGGGTGGTGTTAATCAGCTTGATTATGGTAAATCAAAAAGTAAGCAAGCAGATATTCAATCTACTGCAGATGTTCAACGCAGTATTAGAACATTTAATAGAGGAATTCAACGAGGGTATCAAGAAGGATATGAAAAACAAGCAGAAGAAGAAGACAATTCGCCACTAGCATCAATTGTTAAGGGTTTTATGATACCTGTTTCAGTTGCTAAAGAATTACTTTAGATTTATTTTATAAATTTTTATCTATTTTAAATATAATATACTAAGAAAACTATAAGATGGATACTATTAAATCTAAAACTGAAAGACTATATTTTAACGCAGAATTTATCAATAATACAGGACAACTCCAACCTGCACGATATGATGCACAATTAATTTATCCATTATTAGATAAACCTAATGAATTTGATATATGTATTAACAGATTTAGAATTGATTTAGCAGGAATACCTTTAAATTTAGGCGGAAAAAATATTCCTTTTGAAAGTTGGGAAGTTTCTCTTGGTTATAATGATGGGACACAATGGCATTATTTTGATGCTTTTGTTCCACAATTCGACCAACAAATAGACACATTTGATACATCTTATTGTATAGCATCTGGTGGGCAAAATCAGACTGCTGTTTTAAATCCCTTTAGGGTTGTTGAATCTATCACTTATCCAAATATATCATATAATATTAATCCAGTGTCAGAAACTCTTACTGGCACAACCACATTTTATATTTTAAATACGGATTTGGTAACTGTTGATGCATATCAAGGAAATTCTACAACTCCTATTATATCATTTACTTATCCAACACTTCCTGGCGGTTATGCATTTCATAGTTTAGATGCTTTTTGTGTTGATTCTTTTGGTGCTTTTTATTATGCTTGCACCATTAGAAATACCGCAGATAATAGTTTAAATGTTAATATTTATGCATTTCAAAGATTATCTCCTACTACTTGGACATTGAACACTACCTATGAAAAAAATCCTGCTGAACCTGGTTATAATGATACAACACTTCATATAGAAACTGTTCTTGTAAATGATGGACAAATGATTATTTACACAAATAATGGAAGTCAAACTAATTCTTTATACCTAAGTTGGAATCTTGGTGTATCTCTAAGTGCTTCTGCTGGTGCTGGAAGTTTTTCCAATTATTTATCCCTTACCAATGCTGGTTTAATTTATAGATGGAGTAATGGTGGGGAATTGACTGTTAGCACAAATACAACATTTTTCTATAATTGGTTTGGTTTCAATGATATTGATAGATTTTTGGGATTTGATTCGAATGGTTATTTGCTAATTCATAATACATCAGGAGACCCTAACATAAATGGATACAAAGCATTAAATACTACAACAGGTGCCTATGCTTATACCTTTTACCCAACTAATGAATGTTATAATTCTATAGTTGAGGGAACTATTACTCTTCCAATTGACAATCCTACTACTCAACCAATTTATACCTATCAAAAATATCTCAATCAAATTAATAGCGCACTAGAAACTGCATTTACTGCTGTAGTCGCAGTATATGGTGGTAGCTATACCCCAACTCAAGCCCCTAAAGTTATTTATAATGGAACTGATAAATTATTTCAAATGATTGTTGAGGGTGCTTATGTAGATTCTAGCAAATTTCTAATTGATTTCAACTATAATCTAAATCAATTATTTTTATTTAATAATAGTGCAGATGTCAATAAATCAGGTTTTTATTCAATTCAGGTATTAAATAATTACATAAATGCAATTGTTGGAAATGGTGCTATCACAAATCCTCAGTTTCTCTATGTCGAGCAACAATCTTCTACTACCTACCAATTCTGGAATTTAGCAAGAATAATAATTGCAACTAGTAAATTAGGTGTCAATGGTGATTCTGAAGGCACTAGTGGCAACAATCAAATATTAGCGATAACGGACGTCACTCCAGATACAACGGAATTAAATCCAAATTCTATATTAATATACTCCCCATACATTCTGAGATTTTATCAAATGTATCAAACTACAGCATTAACACGACTAGATTTAAATTTACAAGTAGGTGATAAGCAGGGTAATGTTTATCCTTTACTACTCCAAGGCAATGGTGGTTATGCTTCTGTAAAACTTGAATGGAGACGAACACAATTAGGATATTCTTAATTTAATTTATTTTGTTTATTTTTTTTTCTTTGTTAATAATAATAATAAATAAATAGTTAATTTTTTTGGAAATGGAAAACGTGTTAGCAAAACGTCTAGTCATTGATAAGAAGGTCGATGTTGAGGAAACCTACCAACCAGTCGAGACTGTGTTTATCAGCGGAACTAATAAGAGTTTATATCAATATACTGCTGATTCCTTCAACAGCAGCTCAATAATTATCAACAATGTAACTCCGCCATCTCTTTCAACCGTGGTCGCTCGCAAGATTTCTATCCAGATGACACTTGATGTTACTACTAATTGGGATAACAGAGTTGGAGGTGGTCAATTTAATGCGATTGCTGGTTTTACTAGTGCTGGTGGTGCCACTTATGCTGGAACTGCTTCGGGATTGACACAAGGACAGCGCGTTCCGTTATATGCAAATATAGCTAACGCCGCTATTGGAGCTGCATCGGTTTGCCTTCGTGCTAATCCTCTAGCTCAATGTCTCTCAACTGCTGATGTTCGTATCAACGGCACAAGCACCAATGTATCCTTTACTGATTATGCTATGATTTATCAATATCTTAATGACCACGAAAATACTATGTTATATTCTAGCCAGTTTCCACTTCAGCGCGATAATTCTCCCGTTTTTGAGAATGCATCTGCTCGTAGCCCCTTTGCACTATTAAATGCTAATCCGTATGAACCCTCCCGTGCTTCATTTGCCGCAACTTTGATATCTACTGCATATAACGGTGGCACCAATATTGTAACTAACAATTATAGAATAGTTTGGACAGAACAACTCCCTATTTCACCATTCCTTACAGGTAAGGACCAGGAAAATGTGGGATTAAGCAATATCAACAATATCACCCTCAATTTGCGTGTGGCTGATTTCCTAAATGCTTTTGCTGTATTACCTGTTGCAACTCCTGCTACAATTGCCTTAAATCTTTCTAATACTACCGAAGCACCTATTCTATTAATGGAATATATAACTCCTAATAGTATTCTTGCTGCATCTCAGCCTCCAGTGCTAGTTTATGATTATCAACAAATTCAGCCATATTTATCACCTACTCAACTTGGCACTGCTGGTGTTATTCCTGCCGCAGTAGGAACTTTTCAAGCTGTTAGCTCATCTTTACGACTTACAGCTATACCCTCACTATTTTATGTTTATGCAAAACCAAGAAATTCACAGGCTGGTTCTATCAATATCCCTAATATGATGCTTAATATTCAAAGCGTTAAGATTCTATTCAATAACCGAGTCAATCTTCTAGTTGATTTTACACCAGCACAACTTTATCAACTTTCTGTTAAGAATGGTCTTAAACAATCCTGGAACGAATGGAACACTGGTATCGGTAGTTTGATGATTGTAAATGTTGCTGAAGACCTGGGTCTGTCTGAAAGCGAACAGGCTGGACAAGGAAACAGCTATTGCACCCTCCAGGTAATAACTAATTTCTCTAACCAGAATCTGGTTTTTAATAGTTATGCTGGTGGTGTAGCTTTTGATTATTATGTAACTACCGTTACACCTGGAAAGGCTTTCGTTAGTAAATCCCAGTGCGAGTTTAGCATTTCATCTGCACCAACTCCTGCAGAGGTTCTAGCTATTACTGCCGACTCCCCTAAGCTTCTAGCAGATGATATACCATCTGCCGAAAGTGTAACTGGTGGTTCTCTTGGTCATCTACTCAAGCGAGGTTTGAGTGTTGTTCGTAGTGGTCTGTCCGCTGTTAAACCCGAACATCTCAAGATGGCTAGTGATGCTCTAGGTTCTCTTGGTGGTGGTGTTGCTGGCGCTGGTATGGCTGGTATGCGTCATCGTCGTGGTAAATAGAATATCTAATTTAATACATTTTTTATAATTT